ACCTCGTGCGAACGGGTAGTGGTTGGTGATCAACCCGGCATCGCTGTTACGGGGCTCGACCCGGCGGGTACCGCTACCCTAGAGGGACCGTGACAACTTGTCAACCGCGGATGCCCGCCATGATGGCTTCCCGGTGCGCGCGGTACTCAGCCGGCGACATGCGGCTAATAGCCTCCGGCGAGAACGCACTTGGAGCACCGACGCCTACGCTAGGCGCCTTGGCTCCGGCATTCGCCGGTGGGGGCGTAATTGCCTGCGGTCCCGTGCTGGAACTGCCAGGGGAGGTCGGCGCAGGCGCGCTCGGCAGGTATGCGCGCACGGCCTTGGGGAGTGCATCCACGCCTTCCAGCCACGCCCCAAGCTCCGGACGGTTGTCCTTGGGGAGGCGGTCATATGCCATGCGGACGAACTCGATCCCCTCGGCGTCGGTGATGCCACGCGCGAACAGCTCGCGCTCGACCTTCCACGTCTGCTCGGCGGTCGTGTGCTTGGTCTCCCACTCGGTGAGCTGAGACTTGTAGGTCTCAACCTGCTTGCCCAGCTCGGCGGCTTCCGCGATGCGAGCCTGCGCCTCCTCAAGCTGTTGGCGCAGCGCCTTTCGCTCCTGAGTCAGAGAACGGATCCGATCCTCCGCACGCGAGCCGGTGTCACCGTCGAGACTGGTGCCCGTCACGATCTCGTCGCTCATGCCTTCTCCTGCTTAGTCCTCTCGTAGACCCGCAGGATCCGCTCGGCGTACCGGCGACCCGCAGTACCTCCCCAGAGGTACCAGGCGATGAGACCAGCACTAGGATAACCGGGATGCCCGCGCTTTGCAGCCGGTGCCTCCAGGTCGCCTTCGTGGCGATCGAAATAGGCTTTCATGCGGCGCACCGTCTCGACGGATAGAACCGAACGGTTGGCGAGCTGGGAGGCGCGGCGCGCACCGATCAGCGTCCCGCCTCGTCCGTACTCGCGGCGCAACGCGAGCCCGCGTTTCGCGATGCGGGCGACCTCCTCTGGAGGCTTGAACCCAAGCGCCTCGGCGTCACGCTGGAACGCCCGCAGCACGTCCGGATGGACTGCCGCTAGGTACCTTCGCTGACGCTCGGAGACAACCGGCACCGCTAATCCTCGGACTCGGACTCTGCGCGCTCCTCCTGGGCCTCCAGCTCCGGAGATTCTATGCCTTCGTGGGCGGCGGTCTCCTCGGCATCCTCGTCGGTGTCCTCGAGGCGGCGACCGTTCATCATGTCGATCTCGGCAAGCACCGCTACCGCGTCCTGCTCGGACATGGAATCGTCAAACAGGCGGATAGCCTCGACGCGGGACAGAAGCCCCGCTTCCAGCATCTCGAGCGCGTGACGCCTGCGGGCCTCCATCTCCTGCCCGCTGAGCGGAATCGCCCGGTAGCTGACGCTGTACCCGCTCTCGGGGTAGTCGCTGCCGGTGGCACGGTTCATCAGGATCGCTGTAGTCATGACGAGACGTTCGTCTGCCTCACGGAACGACGCGGCGTAGCGGCGCTGCGCGTCGCGCTTGCCCTCGTTCGACAGGGCGATCGCGTAGCCGGACCTAGCCGTCCCGCCCATGCGCTGAATGTCCGCAGGCGAGACGCCCGCGTCCTGCGCAAGACGGTTTGCCAGCGCGGCGATCACCTGCTCCAGCTCGACCGGGTTCCCGCCGGGGTTCCACTGACCGACGAGCGGTTGCTGTTCGTCCGTCGCTCGCAGCGCAAGCACGGTCGCGGAGTCGGTGACGATCTCGAACCGCTGTCCTCGGATGCTGCCTTCGATGGTCGCGCCGACCGGCTCTGCGCCCACGACGTACCGCTGCGGCCAAGATGAGTCCTTGATGATGTGGCTCAGGTGGCAGTAATGCACGGCCAGGTTCAACGACCCCTCGACCACTTCGCGGTTCTCGTAGGGGTCGAACAGCCGGTCGCCCGTGATCTGCGCATGGTAGAGCACATAGGGCAGGACCGGCGTCCCGTCCGCGCGACGGTACGGGTACGCCGCGCCGCTGTAGTCGGCCCCAAGGTACGCCGCGGTTACGTCCGTCCCAAGCGTGCCATTGGCCTCAACGAGATGGACCCGGTAGCTAGGCGAGGCCGGGTCGCTGACGTCCAGCACGTCCCAGGTCCAGATCGTCGCCTTCCCGTCGAGCGCCCTACGCAGACGCAGCTCCCAGACCTCGACGGGGTAGCCCGGTCGGTCGGCGTGCGCCCACGCGAGCGTCATGTCGGGCGGGATCGGGCGATAGCTGATGCGGCCCTCGGCGTCGACATGCACGCGGATCCAGTATTCACGGCATCCGATCACGCGCTCCTGGTGGCGCTGCATCGCGGGCCAAAGGCCGCTATCATCAATCTTCTTGATCAGATCCTCGGCGGGGTCTCCGATGCCCGGCTCGGAGCCTAGGCCGGCGCTGTAGTGCCGCACGTCGGGAGGAGACACGTAGAGCGCGCTCATCTCCCGGCAGATGATCCGGAACGGGTTGGAACTGAGATCCGGAATACCCCACGCCTGCCGGCGCACGGTCCCAAGCATGATCTCCAGGCGGTCAACGAGATCCTGTTCCCACGTCCCCTCGAGAAGCCGGCGCCGGAGGCGCGTATGCTCCCATCGCTTCGCCTCGAGCGGGTCTTTCGGAACAGGGGGAAGGTTCTCGTAGATCATGGTTCACCCGGTCGGAGGCTATCATACATCATCGCATCCGGATTGCCTGCGGCACATACAGCCGACGCGTGACCAGCTCAACCGCGCCGTAACGCAGGGAGTCGATCCCGTGCTTGTGCTCGTCGTCATCTCCGCACCAATGCCGTAGATCCTCGATCAACGCCTTGCACCGCGGGTGAATGTGGAAGTCCTCCGGCCGGAGCATCGCCGCATGTAGGATGCGTGCGCCCTCAAAAACGGACCCGCGCGGCTTCCATGCCGTCGAGATGCGGAACGGCAGCGAGCCGATCGGCAGTTTGAGAACCCGCTCAAAGCCCTGCATGAGCAGCGCGTTGCTCTTTTTTCCACCCCATGTCCTGCCGCCGTGCTTTCGGTCTCCGACCCAGCGGTCGACGGACTCGACGGTCAGACCGTTGCGCTTGAGCATCGCGAGAATGTCGTGCGCGTCCTGCTCGGGAGTCGTGAGACCGGAGGAGATCGCCTGGTCCAGAATCCAGAACCGCGGGTTCCCCTCATGCCCGCCGGTGCGATCGACCGCGCACAGCGTCGCCACTTGGGAGCCCTCGGTGGATCCGTGGTCGATCCCGATCCCGATCATGACCTCGCCCGCCGGGAGATCCGTCGTGACGTGCTTGACGTCATCGAACCCAGCGAACACGCGACCATCGGAGAACCCGGCGGACCAATCGCCGTGGATGCGCTGCCGGCGCTCCTGCGGGAGATACTGGTTCTCCAGGCGCGCGATCTCGTCTGCCCTCAGAAGGGGTCTACCGCCCCACGGTGTGAGGTTATCCTCGGATAGCCCATAGTGCAGGTCGACGACCTCGCCTCGATCGACCAGCTCCTTGAGCCATTCGGCAGGCCGGCCAACTGGCGTAAGCGTGAGCCGGAGCTTCCCGCGCTGTCGCAGGACGCGTGCAGCCAGCTCCGACCACACCTCTGCGGGAGGCACCTCGTCCATGAGGACGTGAGAGATAGTTGCGCCAGCGAGCCCAATCGCACCCTGATTGCCGGTCTTGATTCGGATGATGGATCCATTCCGAAACCTGACCACCGGCACGCGACCCGTAAAGCCCTTGCCCTCGACGAACACGCAATCGGGTTTCAACTCGCGCTTGGGCACTAGCTGCCACACTTTTTTCTGGATGGCGAGCGACTGTTCCCAGCTGACGCAGACGATCCAGATCTCTTGCGGAGGAGCCTGCACGATCTGGTACGGGTGATCGCCTAGGGCGCGGTAGAGGCAATCCGCCACGCCGGCCCAGGTTTTGCCTAGCTGGTTCCCTGCTCTTAGCATCGCGACTGGCGAGGAGCACCGCAGAAAGGCAAGCTGCGGAGGCGTCGGCCGAAAGTAGGACAGCGGATCTAGCTCGACCCGCTTGGCCAGCGTGACCAGACCAGACGCCGCCAGAGCGAGACTCACGCGCCGCCCTCCACGACCTCGAGCCTAGGCCCGTGCTCGCGCATATCCAGCGCCCAGCGCACGGCGTCTAGATGCTGCTGCGGAAGGGTGTTGATCGCGGTCGTGATGGCCGCAAGGAGCTGTTCTTCCGACATGCCCTCGTCGGGCCGGCTGGCCTTCGCGATCGCGGCATCTAGGCGCTCCCGGACCTCGACGGCGCTGCGCTTCGCGCCGTATGCAGCCTGCCAGCTCCCGACGGACTCGGCCTGTTGGGCTAGGCGCTCCATGTCCATCAAGCTCTGTCGCAGGTACTCGATCGTGTCGAGGCCGACGTATTCGTCCGCCTGGCGTGCTGCGCCTCGCGCGTGCTTGGGCTTCGCGGGCTTCCCTCGGATCGGCATGGTCCCCTCTTGGAGTATGCCGCATCCGGTAGGGGACAGGCTCGCGCCCGCGGCATGACGCGAGCGTACACCG